GTCCAATCCTGCCGGGCGGGGTGACGACGCCAACCTGCGGCGCGGTGTCCAGCGCGACAGCAGGGGCAAGCCGGTCGGGTACTACATCCGGGTCGGCTACCCGACCGAGTGGTACTACGGCATCGACAACTACAACTGGAAGTTCGTGCCGGTAGAAAAACCCTGGGGCCGGCGTCAGGTCATCCATATCGCCGACCAGATGCAACCGGACCAGACGCGCGGCGTCAGCGCCCTGGTGGCGGTCCTCAAGGACATGCGGATGACCCGCAAGTTCCATGAGATCGTGCTCCAGAACGCGGTGATCAACGCCTCCTACGCAGCCACGATAGAGAGCGACCTGCCGCGCGAAGTGGTAGCTGCGGCAATCGGGGCCGGTACGGTGGGTGATGCCACCGGGAGCTTTCTGAACGTGATTGGCGGCTATCTCGATTCGATGAAGCAGTATGCCTCCAAAGCCGACGCGATTGCGGTGGACGGCGCCAAGATGCCCCATTTGTTTCCCGGCACGACGTTGAACTTGAAGACCCTTGGAACTCCCGGAGGGGTCGGTACGGATTTCGAGGTATCGTTGTTGCGCCACATCGCGGCTGGTCTTGGTATCAGCTACGAGGAGTTCGCGCACGACTTCTCCAAGACAAACTATTCTTCGGCCCGCGCCTCGATGTTGACGACCTATCGCCACATGCTCGCCAAAAAGAAGTTTGTCGCCGACAGGCTGGCCGACGAGATTTATACCGTGTGGCTGGAAGAGTGGTTGAACGCTACGAACCTGCCCATGCCGCGAGGCGTCAAGCCCGATATCTTCTATCAGCCTTTCGCCAAGGAGTGTCTGACCGCCTGCGACTGGATCGGCACCGGGCGCGGCCAGATAGACGAACTCAAGGAAACCCAGGCGGCTATTCTGCGGGTCAACTCGGGTTTCTCCACCAGGGAGATCGAGGTCGCCAAGTTCGGCGGCGACTGGCGAAAAATTTTCCGCCAGTTGGAGCGTGAACAGCGGCTCGCCGACGAACTCGGTCTGGAGTTGAGCAGGAACGCGACCAAGGACCAGACGGGTTCGGGTCAGACGGTCATGGGCGGCACCGGATCGGACCAGCAAGACCAGCAGGATCAAGCGGCATGAGAATCCATATCGCGTTCGTGTCGCCCGAGCATTGCGACTTCGCGGCCGAGCTTGCGGCAGCGGCGAGGCTGGAGCCGCGCTACGATCCGGTGTGCGCCCGCTACGGCATGGACGTGGGCAATAAGCCGTTTGCCTATGGCGGCGGCGTCGCGGTCATTCCGATCCACGGTCTGTTGCTGAACCGCTTCCCCGGCTCAATCGGCATGGCGACCGGGTACGATTTCGTGCGCGCCCAGCTTCGCATGGCGCTCGCCGACCCCGATGTGTCCAACATCGTGTTCGATATCCACTCCAGCGGCGGCATGGCGGCGGGCTGCGAAGAACTGGCACAGGAAATCTACCGCTCGCGCGAACTCAAACCCAGCCTAGCAGTGGTTGATTCGGCCTGTTACTCCGGGGCGCTCTACATCGGCAGTGCGGCCAGCCGGATCGTTTCCACCGTATCCGGCGGGGTCGGCTCCATCGGCGTGGTGGCGATGCACGTCGATCACTCGAAAATGCTGGAGAACGAAGGTCTGAACGTGACTTTTATCCAGGCAGGCGACGAAAAAACCGATGGTAATGCGTGGCAGCCCTTGTCGGAGCGGGCCAGGGAGCGCATAAATTCTACCGTACAATACCATTATGGGTTATTCACCGAAGCCGTCGCCAAGTTTCGCGGCATTCCGGTGGAGGACGTTCGAGCAACCGAGGCGCGTTGCTACACACCGCCCGAGGCGCTCGAACTGGGGCTTATCGACGGTGTGGTCGGTGCCGCCGACGTGGAAATGCTCAAAGACAGCAGCGAGGGTCACATGGAAATTACCCAGGAAGACGTTGCGCGTATCGCCGCCGAGGCCGCAGCCAAGGCTGTCGCCGACGACCGGGCGCGAATGTCGGCAATTCGTAGTTCGCCGCACGCCAAAGGCCGCGAGAAGCTGGCCGACCACCTCGCCCTCAATACTTCGATGGGTGTCGAGGAAGCAGCCGCGATACTGGAGCACGCGCCGGCCCGAGAAGAAGAGCAGTCCAATAACTTCTCGGCGGCGATGAACATGACCCAGAATCCGAATGTTGGCCCCGACAACACCGGGAACACCGAGGGCAGCGTTCCCAATCGCATCCTGGCGAATTATCGCGCAATCACCGGCTACGACTACCGCAAGTCGGCGTAGGGAGAAAGAGACATGGCAGGGAGCTATCCCGACCTGTTGGCGCACGGTGTCGAAGACGCCGGCCGGTTCGATCAGTTCGACCTGTACGCCGGCATCGGCCCCGAAGCTACCACCGAAATGCAGGTAGCCGACGCAACCGCAATCGAGCAGTTTCAAGTGCTGGCCCTGGTCAGCAACAAACTCGTGCCGTATGACCCGGCGGCTACCACGCCCGTACAAACGGCATTTGCTATCGCGGCGCAGCCGATGGATGCGGCTACTCCCGGCAAATTCATACCTGTCTTTGTTGCGGGCGGCTTCAACCACGAGGCGTTGGTGTGGCCCGCCGCGCTCGACACGCTGGCGGAACGCCAAGCCGCGTTTGCAGGCTCGCCGATCTACGTCCAGCAACTCCTGTAGGGAGGGTAGTGCATGGCTGTTTCACTGTACTCCACGCAGGAGTTGATCGAGGTCCAACAGCGGCTTCAGCAACTTCCTGATGGCTTCTGGCGCAACCGTTACAACAGGGTTATTACCAGCGACCGCGAGGAAATCCTGTTCGAGGTTGCCGACCGCGACAATCGCAAGTTGGCTCCCTTTGTGGCCCCGAACGTACAAGGTCGCGTGATGCGCGGGCAGGGCTACGAGGCCAGGACGTTCAGGCCCGCCTACGTCAAGCCCAAGCACATTGTCGATCCCACAAAAGCCATACCCCGGATGATGGGAGAGCCGATCATGGGCGGAATGTCTATGGCGGCGCGGTTCGATGCGGTGGTTGCCAACAACATGCGCCTGGAGTTGGAGTCGATCCAGCGCCGCTGGGACTGGATGGCGTGCCGCGCCACGGTAGATGGCTTTGTGCTGGTCGAGGGCGACGACTACCCATCCACCCTGGTGGATTTCGGTCGCGACCCGACCCTGACGATCCAGTTGACCGGGACGGCAGTGTGGAGCGCCACGGCTACCGCCAACCCACTGGCGGATTTGGCCGATGCCAACGATGCCGCGTTCGCGCTCGGCAACGCCCCGATTACCGATCTGGTGTTCGGGATCACCGCGTATGCGAACTTCATCAAGAATGCTGACGTAAAAGAACTTCTGAGCACGATGACGCGAGCGTCAAATTCTTCGTTTGCGACGATACCTCTGGTGCAGAACGAAAACTATCAGAGCATGGGTTTTATCGACTCGCCGGGCGGCGGCAGGTTTAATCTATGGCGCTACTCCAACTGGTATTCGGCAGTGTCGTCTTCCGGGGCGCTGACGGTCGAGCAGTTCCTCGATCCGACTTATGTCGTCGGGCTGGGGCCGGGCCTCGACGGTACGGCGCTGTTTGGTGCGATCATGGACTATGACGCCGGGTTCCAGGCCGAGGCTACCGTGTTCCCGAAGATGTGGACCGAAAAAGACCCGAGCGTTGTTTACACGATGTCTCAGTCGGCGCCTTTGTTCGCACCGCTTAATCCGAACAACAGTTTCGTGATTAAGACCGAGGTGTAGCAAGGTCACACGCACAAGGAGTGGTTGATATGCCCGAGCGCGTTGCAGTTCACCGTATCGTCGTTGGCGGCGGCGGCGATGATGACAAGAACCGCCGGGTGATCGAACCCGGCACCCGGTTCAGTACCGAAGAATACGGGATCGACGCCGAGCAACTGGAGAAGTACGACCAGCGGCGCGTCACCCGCGAGCCGCGCGACCAGCCGCGCGATGATGGCGGGCCGCGCGCCAATAGCCGCATGGGGCGGGTGGTCGAGGGCCGTTCCGGCCCGGCGCGCGATGTCACCAACCCGATGCCCGGCGACAACGAAGGGGGCCGGGTACTGCGCGAGCCGACCGACAACCGTGACATGCTGCGTCAGGCTTCCCCAGGGCGCCCGGAGGCCACTCCAGCGGCGCCCGAGCACCACGAAACCCGTCGCACTACCCGGCGCTCCGACAGCGACCTGTGAGCGACTGGTTCGCGCTGCGCGCCCAAGCGCGGCGCGATATCTTTCGCACCTTCACGGTCAAGGCGATCTATAGCGACACGACGACGGGGGAGCCGGTCGATCTCGCGGTCAACTGGCACTCCCGGTTTGGCCTCCCGGTCGGCGACCTCGCCGGCAGCGACTACAGCGGCGTTTTGGAAACCATCGACCGACTGGTGTTTGACCGCGCCGAACTGATCGAGAAGGGGCTGACCCTGCGGCGCGGCGGGCGGGTCACGCTGACCGATTACGGCTATAGTTTCACCCTGGACGTGCGCGAGCCGAACAGCGGCCCGGTACGCGAAATCTGGACGGTCGCAAATTGAGCGTTGTCATCGAGGCGGTCGGACTAACCGATTTGAAGAAGTTCTACGATCTGGCGCCCAAGGAGGCGACCGTGTCGGCGCGCGTCGCGATCAACCAAGCCGCCGAGCGCAAGGGGCTGCCCCTGGCCAAAGCTGCGATGGCGGCGCAGGTCAACTTTCCGCGTGGCTACTTTGGCGAGATCAACCGCAGCGGCAAGCCCAATTTCGGGATAGGGTATCGTGCTACCGACAAGAATCTGGAGGCCACGATTGCCGGGCGCCAGGAACCGACTTCGCTGTCAAGGTTTTCAACCGAGCGCGTCAGGTTCCGCCAGGGAAGGCACGCACGCGGCACTCCGATCAACGTGGCAGTGCATCCCGGCCGCACGCGCGAACTGAAACACGCTTTCTTTCTGCGTCTGCGCAACGGCAACATCGGGCTGGGTATCCGCCTCAAGGACGGCCAGAGTCTGACCAACACGGTAGGGGCGAAAATTATAACTGATGGGCCGTTGAAAGGGGTCGCGCTGTTGTACGGTCCTTCGGTCGATCAGGTGTTTCGTACCGTAGCCGTGGACATTTCACCCGAAGTGCTCGATGCTCTGACGGTCGAGTTTCTCCGTCAGTTCGAGTTGCGTACCCGTGCAAACCTCTAGGCAACTGGATTTTCTTGTTCGCCTGACCGCGCACCTTGAGGGTATCGTGCCGGCTAACGGATACGACTTCGACTTGACCGACAAGGTGTTTCGCGGCCGGCGCGTGTTCGGCGCCGACGACCCCGACCCGCTCCTGTCGGTGGTTGAGCATCTCAGTGCCGATGTCACGCTCGACACGGCCGGCGAGAACCGCACGTCGCGCAGCGAAACCTGGGTGCTGTTGGTGCAGGGCTGGGCCAGGGTCATCAACGAACACCCGACCGATCTGTTGTATAATCTGAAAGCCGCCACCGAGCACCGGCTGGCGCGTTGCATTCAGATCGGGGCGAACGGTCGGCCGGTGTATCCTGGGGAGTATTTTCTCGGGCTGAACAAGAAGAACGTCACTATGCTGACCATCGGGCCTGGGGTCGTTAGCGCCCCGACTTCAGCAGACTCAAGTATGCGGTCTTTTTTCTATTTGCCGCTTGGCGTCGGCTGGGCGTCCGATGTCTGCGATCCTTTTGTGGAGGGCTAAATCATGCAGGCGATGAACACGCGGGACTACACGATTGGTCGCGGTCAGTTGTTCTTTAATAAATTCCTCACGGGTACGACGACGCCAACCGGCGAACGCTATCTCGGCAACAGCCCGGCGTTGACCGTGACATCGACCTACGCCGACTTGCCGCACTACACCAGCGATTTTCTGGTGCGCGAGATGGATGATAATTTCACCTTGCAGACCGACCGGGGTGGCACGTTCAGCGTGGACAACGCCTCGATTGAGAACCTCGGCTTGATGTTCGGTTCCGACCCGGTAGCCGAGACAGTGGCGGCGGCGGCAGCCGAAACCGAGACATTGACCGATGTCAAGCTCGGCTACTGGTATCCGCTGGGCGTCACTACCACAACCCCTGACGGGGCGGGAGCGATAACCAATGTGACGGTGGAGATAGGAGTTACGTCGGTCACCGAAGCAGGCAACTTCACGGTCGATCTCGATACCGGGCGTATCTACCTGTTGCCCGATGCCGCCGGTATCACGGATGGCGACGACCTCATTGTTACCTACGATGTTGTTGCCGGTGAGAGCCTGTTGGTGATCGAGGAGGGCGAACAGGTCGAAGGTTCGTTGCGCTTTATTTCGGACAACCCGAAGGGCAGCAACAAAAACTATTTCTGGCCTTATGTGCGTATTCAGCCGACCGGCGACTTCGCCGTCAAGGGCGAGCAGTGGCAGGTCATATCGTTCAACTTCGCGGTTCTGACCCCCAAGGACGGGAGGAAGCGCGTCTACGTCCGCGCGGTCTGACGTTTTATCCTCCCCGGCCTGGGCGGCGGATCGCGACGGCGGCTTTGCCGGTTGTGCCGTGGAACAACCGGCTTACAGGGGCGGGGACAATGTTGAAAGATTGCGTGATAGCGCGACGGAAAATAAGTTTCGAGGGCGGCGAGTTCGAGATACGCGGCGTGTCCCTGCCTGACATTTCGGCAGCGATAATGGAACACCGCGAAGCGGTGGATAGGGTTGCGGACATCCTGCGCAATCAAGCCGAAATGAATGATTTCGATTCGATGATCGAGATATTGATAGACGTGATACGGGAAAGCCCGTACCTAGCGGCTTTTCTTATTTGTAGTTGCGCCGACGAGCCGGATGCCTACTCGGCGGCTTTTCATCTGCCGTTGACCGTGCAGGTCGAAGCCCTGCGTGCTATCGGCGACATGACGTTCCAAGACGCCGAAGCCCTAAAAAAATTGATCGCCGACGTGAAAGGACTGCTGGCCGGGATACGCCCGCCGAGGCCGGTGGAC